AAATCTAGATTAAAGAAGCATAGACCACAACGATTCAGCTTTCAATATCGTTTCAAACATCAATCTGATTGGATTTCCTGTTAACCTTTAACCTTACCTGACCTTACAAAATGAATAAACAATACAGAATAACAGACAACGGCTTCATTTGCCTATTTCACAACGGCATCAAAACTTCCACTCACTTTTACACTAAGGGTGACGAACTTGACCTTGAAAGAAACGGATATGAAAGAATTTGAAGTAGAACTAAGTGCTACCACTTACCGGACTTTTTATGTGACCGCTGAAAGTGCAGAACAAGCTGAAGAAATGGCTTGGGATGCTTTGGATGAAGACGAAGAAATAAGCGGTGCTTGGAAAGATAGTGCTAAACTTGAAAGCGTAGAAGAATGTCGGTCACCGAATACTTAACCGATCACAACGGAAACAGAGTTGCTTTCTTTTACTACATAGATTCGGAGCGTTATCGTACCTGTCCGCAACTTGTTTGGAAGTGCCGTGACTATCCGAATTTTAAGGGTACCTGTGCAAGTAAAGAGGAAGCGTTTGAAGCGTTCAAGGCTGTGCTGAAAGAGCTTAAAAGAAGCGTACCTGTCCAGACTTGCGATAAATGCGGATTGACTTCTCCTAAAATGGAAGGTCAAAGTACCTGTCCAGAATGTTTAACCGAAACTACTACTAATAAATAATGAATACTACTATACAACTAGCCAAGCAATGGTACACCAACAACGAAATCAAAGTAATCCAAGCCGATGATGGTAGGCTGTGCTTACCTGTCCGTGATGGTTTCCTGTTAGAACTATCCGACAATGAGATTAATGACCGAGCTGAATTAATTTTAGCTTCTGAATTGGAAAAGATTACAAGTGAACACTAAACTACTACTAATAAATAAATAATGAATACTACTACTACACAAACCACCACCATCAATAATCAAAATGTACTTACCTATTTTACTAGGTTAAAAAGTGATATTAACGGGAATCCTCGTTATAAAATATCTGCTAGCGATCTAGCCGAGCTTGCGGGTCTAGCTTACAACCAATCTGAAACCGCTTATTCTAACTTAATCAAAGCTGTCCGTAAATTAGGGGCAGGAAAACTTAACACAAGGAAACATCCTTACAGCATCAAGGTAACCTCTTACAACATCGTAAGAACCGCTACTTACCTGCTCGAAAAACTTAAATAGATATGTACTACATAAATTATAAATACTACGAAAAAAAGATAAACATGACCCTTGAATCCTTTGAAACTGAAAGTAAAGCAAAACTGGCTTTGCATGAGTACAGATATTATGATCCTTTCGGTAAATACTGGATAAGCAGACGCTGTTGTAAAGTTTGGGGTATTTCTTGACGGCATGACTGACAACCTAACCGACCCTTCTAAACTTGAAACGCTTGACGAACCGAGCTTGCAAACTTTGATCGATCATTACCTGTCCGTGCAGAAACGCTTGCCTGATAATGTACGTGTCCGTGACCGATTGATTGAACTACAACAAGAACTACTAAATAGAACTACTAAAGAATGATGACAATGCTAGGCTTTGGAGCTTTTCTAATTATCGGATTAATCTTCTTGGCTTGGCTATATGATGACCTATGAAAGAAACACTTTTACAACCCGCTGACATGATTGAAGAATTAATGTATCACATTTTATGGAATGAGTTTGACGGGGAGCTGAACCCAGATCATAAATACTTTACCTTATATGTTGAGCTTCAGAAGTTGCTTGACGAAGAAAACAAAAACCTAAATCAATAAGATTTTTTCTGTTCATGTTGAGTGACTCATGAGAAAACTATCGTTAGGTTCTTACGACAACCTCCTTTCCGCTCACTTGTTAGTTACTGAGCGTGGTTGAAGGGATAATGCGAGTAAAGGCATCAAATCTTTATGTTGACCAATAACCTGCCTAACGATAACAACTTTTAAATATTATGAACTACGATGATTGGCTAACCGAACCTTACGATAGATACTATGAAGAACTGGATGAAGAACTTGAAGAACACTTGGAAAACTTACGTGCGATGGATTACGAGGACGACCAAAAGGACTACTGCGAAGCGTACCACCTCGACTTCTACGACATCGAACACCACCTCAAGTGACCTGTTCTGGGAGGCGGAGGCAGATATAATACGAACCGATTTACTTGACCGCAATGTTCAGTGAGAATCATATAGTTCAAGGCACAGCCAGACATGATCTTGATTACAGCTCCATCGATCACAAAGCTATCAACGATGGGTTCCAACAGTTCTGGATGCAGTGTCAAATTTATGGGTTTGAACGGAACAAAGACGGCACATACAAGCGAACCGAAGACGGACGACTGATTGCTATTCGTTCTAACCAACCACGCATGAAGCCAAAAGGTAACTTTGATTGGTTTGAGAATCTATGAGTGAACGAGGACATGTAGCTAAGATGAGGGAGTGGGGACGGACGCAGTACCGTAACCGACAAGCCAAGCTAAGGCAGGAGGGTGAGAGTAGTCACACTGCATCTTGTAAGCGTATGTTACAGAGTATGTGTCCGAAGTTAGGGGACAGAGTGAAGCACATCATCGATCAATTCAGTAGTCCGGGATACACAACACCGCTTTACCTGACCTTTGTCATGGATATGTGTCCGTATGAGATAGCTGTTATTGCTTTGCGTACATTTTTGAACAACTTAGATAACAGCTTAGCTATTGGTAAGATGGGTTATCGTATCGGTAAAGCATTTGAGAACGAAGCTCGGTGGAAGTATGCACTGGAGAACCTGAGTCTGAATAAGCAGGACTTGTTAGCTATACCTGACCGCAAGAAACAAAGTAAGATCAAGCAGTTCTACAAGTATGAAGATGTCCGTTTTGAATTGTGGCATCACAAAGCTAAAGTGGGGTTGGGGTTGTGGTTGTTAGAGGAAATCAGACAGCAAACTGGTCTCTTTAAAGTGGGTATGCGTGAGAGTACGAGCAGTAAGATGCCGGAACGCTTTGTCTTACCTACCTCTGAGTTTAAAGATTGGATACATCGCTTTGATAAGTGGAAGGAAGCAGGACAAGTATTTAAGATGGCATTACCTGACCGTCCTGTTGAGTGGCACGGATTGATAGGTGGTGGGTATGATATAGAACAGCTACCTGCACAGAAATTCTTCACGGGTAAACCTGTTGAGTGGTTTGAAGGGAATAACTACGACCATGTCATGTCTGCTGTAAATAAACTTTCTAGAGTGGAATGGAAAATTAACGATGAGATTTTAGATATTACTCTAAAGTGTTGGCAGAATGAAAGGGTGGTAGGTAACATCCCACAATTTGGAGAGATTCCTGAGCAACCATACTATACAGGTGGTGATGAGCAGGAGCTGAGTATCTGGAAGTTAAAGCAGAAAGATATAAAAACTACCAACGCTAGTAACAGCTCCAAAAGATTCCAAGCTTGTCGTATCTTACACTTAGCTAAGATGTACAGCAAGTGGGATAAGATATACTTTCCGTATCGTTGTGATTACCGGGGTAGAGTGTACGCTATTCCGTACTACTTACATCCACAAGGATCAGATTTAGCTAAGAGTTTATTGGACTTTAAGAATGGTCAACAAGTGGTGGATGAAGAGGATGTTATGTCGATATTTGTCCACGGTGCGAACATGTGGGGAGTAAAAGGTACACGGGATGAACGTATTGAGTGGGTAGGAAAGAGGCAGAAGTTTATCCTTGAAGCAGCGAATGATCCACACGGCACTGATTGGTGGACAGATGCTAGTGATCCGTTCTGTTTCCTACGCTTCTGTTTAGAGTTTAAGAAGTACATGGAGGAGGGGTACGGATATGTGTCTTACTTACCTGTGCGTCAGGACTGTTCCAATAATGGTATGCAGATACTGAGTTTGTTATTACGGGACAAGGACACGGGTAGGATGTGCAACCTGGTAGAAGAAGACAAAGCTAACGACATGTATCAATATGTAGCAGATCGTATACACGATGAGCTAGTTAAAGATGGTGGTGTTATTGCTAAGACTTGGATGCAGTACGGTATTAAAAGAAAGATTGCTAAGATGGCAGTGATGAACAGACCGTACGGTGCTACCAGTTACAACTTAGTACAGGATTTATTTAAGAGTATAGGAGTTAATCATCCGTGGAGTAGCACAGGAGAGATGTTAACTGCTGTTATCTGGATTAGTAATATCATAAACAAGATAGCAGATGAGGTGTGTGAACCAGTAAAGAAAGTAATGAAGTATTTACGGGAGACCATCCGATGCTTACCTTACGAGAACGGTATTACTTGGACTACACCCACAGGATTTAAAGTTAAGCAGAGCTTTCGTAAGTACAAGAAGGTAGATTTAGAATCTGTATTTGATAACACTACTGTATATGTCCGTACCTTTACTGAGACAGATGAGGTAGATACTAAGCACCACGGCAACGCAGTGACTGCTAACTTTATCCACAGTCTGGACGCATGTATTGTACATCAAGTAGCTAATGAGGTTGACTTTGACTTGGCTAC